GCTCGGCCCTTGGCCGTCAAGCCCGCGCCCTTAGACACGGGTTGCTTCTCGCCTCGTCCCACCGACAGACTGACCGACTTGCGTGCCATTAGGCTCCCATCCAACTGCTTGCCATGCCGTTGCCACCCTGCCGGGCGACGACTCGTCTTGGCGCGTCGCGGGCCTCACGGCTAGCGAGCGGGTAGGCGAAGGTGACGGCGAGGGCGTCTGCCGCATCGGGCGACGCTTGACCTCTAGCCTTCATCTCCTTCTTACCCTCCAAGAAGATCGTCCCCGACGAGTTAGGCTTGACGTGCGGCCCGCACAGGTCCGACTTGAGTAGCCGATCAGACGGGATGCTCGCTGTGCGTAGCCATTCCCGCATGTCGCCCCACATCTCGGCGCGCTTGTTGCCCCACATCACAGGGTTCTTAGCCTTCCAGCCAAAGTTTACCCCACGAACCTTATACCGCTGCTCTTTGAGCCGGTCAAGTATGCCATAGCCAAGACCACCTTCGTCAATGACTGTAAGCGCTGGGTTGAACTCCTCGATCGCGTCGATGACGCGTCCGACGGTCGCCATGGTGTCCTCGCCCCGGTAGCGCTTGATCGCTACGATGTCGCGCCCTTGTCGAACGACGATGACGGTGGAGTCTGAGCCGCTTCGCGCTGGATCGACTCCGATAACGCGTGGCGCTGTCTCGTCCTTGTACCGTGCCCGCGCCACAGCCTCGTCCACAATTCGCGGAGCAATGAACTGGTCGTCGCCGTCTGAAGGAAACTCTCCGTAGACCTCGACTTTTGCCTGGCTACTATCTGCTCCATACTCAGCGATGATTTGCTCGTAGACGGCTTTATCCGTATCTTCAACTTGGCGGGCGTCGATGTTTTGCGTTTGCCAGAAATCTCTTTTCGCGTTGAAGCACTCATAGAAATACCCCTCGTTGCGTCGTGGGTTGCTGAAGGCGAGCCAGAAGCGGTTCGGTGTGTTCTCCGTAAAGAAGCCCGCCGACACCGCCCAGATGGAGTCCGGTATACCGCTCGCTTCGTCGAAGATGAGCATGACGCCCGCGTGGTTGTGTACGCCCGCGTACGCGTCGGGGTTCTCCTCGCTCCAGAGCCGTCCCTCGACTGCCCAGTACCGCGTGCCCATCTTTAGGTCTCGCTCGACGATCTCCGCCAGCCACTTGGCCGGCATCACCCGCGTCGCTGACACCTCGAACCAATGACTGTTGAGCAGCAGCGAGAGCCACTTAGTCACCTCGGCCCATGTGACCGAGCGTAGCTGCGCCTCGCTGTTAGCCGAGACGATGATGGTCGAGCCGATGCGCGTCGTTAGCATCCAGAGGATCAGCCAGCTCACCAGCGCCGACTTACCGATGCCGCGTCCCGAGGCTGTCGCCATGCGCAGCACGTCGTAGCTCGTTGCGTCCTTGTTCTTAGCGATGTGCGCGGCGACCTTGCGCAGCGTCTCGCGCTGCCACTTGCGCGGTCCGCTGAACTGCGCCAGTGGCGTACCCTTCTGCCCCCACGGGAAGGCGAACAGCACGAACGCCTCGGGGTCGTCCTTGATCGCAGGCGACCAAAGACGCGTCATTATGAGCTGCTCGTCTTCGGGACTATATATCGGAACTTGCATACTCTGCCGTCAGCGCGGGGGTCGCGCGGGTGGTGGGTGCGGGGCTGTGGCTCAGTGCAGCCGGTGTATCTGACACCACTCGGCCCTCGATGACGCGAGACTCCGCCTCTTGCAGCGCCGCGATGACGCTGATCTGCTGCTTGACATCAACCTGCACCTGCTGCTTCGCCACCCAGCCGTGCACATGCTGGAGGATTGCCAAAGAAGCCTTTGAATCGCCATTGCGAGCCGCCAGACGCAGTTGGTTCGCGGCCTCAAACTCACTGTCTGCACGACCCTTAGCCTCCGCCATCTGGGCGAGGGGGTCCATTTGGCATAGTCGGCGGAACTCCGCTGGCAACATCCCCGCCGCCAGGGCAAGGCTATCACCCTTCAGCCCGAGCGCAGCAGCGTCATAAATCGCCTGAAGGCGGGCCTCAGTGGCCTTTAACTCGCGGGGCTCATACGGGAGCGATTTGAACATGTCGCAACAGTACCGTGCGCGTAAGGAATTGACAAGCGATGTGCAGGGTTGTCCTGCCGGGAGGCCGCGATCCACAACAACCGTGTGGCCTGTGTGCCGGGGCGGAGATTGCCTTAGATGGTGGGCGGGGGTGGCCCTTCAGCTACCTCCCGGTCGCTACGTGCGCATCACGTCAGACACCGCAACGTGAGGATAGTTGCGCGCGGCGTGTAAGGCAATAGTTGTTTGCTGAAAAAATAAAAAAATTTTTGTGCAACCCCTACGTACCAGGTACAACCCTCGCGCGGGCCGGCCCACCCCCTCAATTGCAAATGATTCCCGTTTGCATCCAGTCGCGGCGTTGTGGGCAATCGGCCATGGCCCACGACGCCCGCAAGCTCTCAGCCTGGACGCATGCGCGCCGCGTGGCCGCGTGGTTCTGTGGGCAATGTGGGCAATCGAAAACAAATTGCCCACATTGCCCACAAGTTTGGGGGCGTGGGCATCTGTGGGCAATGTGGGCAATGTGGGCATTGCCCACCAAGTCGGCGGAGCCTCTACAATTTTGCGCCCGTATATTTATCAGTGTTACGTTATAACATTACTATATTTTTCTAATTAATACAGAAAAGCATTACCCACATTGCCCACAATACTCTCCCGCCCTTGTTTTTACGGTACTTGCGCGTGGGCAATTTGTCTCGATTCCATTGCCCACCGCATTACCCACATTGCCCACACCTCGCCACTGTCCGCACAGTGGCCGCATTTCACTATTTGTAAGAAATTGTTTGACACGTTCGCCGCGTCGTGCCTATCATGCGCACATGGACCACACGAAAGGAGCACTCACCATGCAACGCAAGCAATCTATTTACCGCTTCAACCACATTACCGGCTACTGGCAGCACGTCCGTAACGTATCGCCCGACAATGCGCAGGATTGGTTGCGCGCCTTTCAGAATGACGAGCCGGCGTGTGTGTTTGTGCTCGGCTACCGCAAGCCGACACAATCACCGGAGCTCGCCCGATGACCCGCGAAGACATCATCCGCAAAGCCGAAGCCGATTTAGTTGATCGGCTTACGGCCGAATCCATCCGGCTATACGCCCGCGCCTATGACGCCGGCATAGCCGCCGAGCGCGACCGAGCCGCCAAAATCTGCGAGACCATGGCACGACGCCATACCGACATGCGCAGCGCCGCGTTAGAAGCCGCTGCTGAAAATATCCGTTACACCGAGGAAGCCACCAAATGACCCGCTACTCCCACGCCCTCGCCGCGATCGCCTTACCCTGTCTCATTCTGGCCCCGTTCGTTGCCGCCGAGCTCCACATGCAAGTGTGGGCAGTCGGCGCCGGCACGGCGCTCGTCGCTGTCATCTTTCGCCTTGCAAACGATTGACCGTCTACCGTAAACTAAAATCGTACAATCAACTAAACTGGAGTTCACTAACATGTACACACTCACTGTCTCTCTCGCCACCCTGCGCGCCGCCCGTACCCACGCCGCCGAAAAAGACGTTCGCTACTACCTGCAAGGCGTCTACCTGGACACGGCCGCCGGCAAGGTCGTGGCCACTGACGGCCACCGTCTATTCGCCGCCAACGCGCGCGGCGTCAAGTCGAACTATCCGGCCGTGATCGTCCCTAACGAGACGCTCGACGCGGCGCTGAAGCAATTCACCGGCGAGTACGCACGCGGCAAGTCATTAGGCGCTGTGGACGTGACCGTGACCGTAGACGAGTCGCACATTGCTATCGGCACGCCCACGGGCTCAGTCACTGGCAAGGCGATCGACGGCCGATTCCCTGAGTGGCGCCGCGTGGTGCCTAAGCCCGAGGACATTGGCGAGCAAGTGCCGGCGGTACTCAATACTCAGTACCTCGCCGACGCGTGCGAAGCGCTATCCATTGCGCGCAACATCTCGAAAAAGGGCGCTGGCCAGCACGCTATCCGCATCCATATGCGCGGCGAGTTCCCGACGATTGTCACTGACAATACCATCGGCGTGCTCGCGCTCGTTATGCCCATGCGCAACGACCTAGGCGCTGACGTGGCGCGCATGGCGTGCCGCATGGCGCACGATGACGCCCTCGCCTACAGCGCCGAGACGGCCGCCGACGTGGCCGCTGAGGCCGCCTAACCATCACACCACACGGGCGGCGCCCATGGCCGCCCACACTTAACTAAACTGGAGCACACACTATGACGACTGCAACTGACACGACCTATAACGGCTGGCCGAACTATGCGACGTGGCGAGTCAATATCGAAGTTTTCGACGGGCTCGACGTGCGCGAGTATTTCAACGGCGAGGTGCCGGAGGCGTACGACGCCGCACAATGGGCGCGCGAGCACGCGCAAGAGGTGGTCTATAACTCACTCGACGACACGGGCGGCGGCGTGGCTGAGGGCTGGGCGCTCGCCTTTCTGCAAGAAGTGGAGTGGCACGCGATCGCGCGGCACCTTGTCGAGTACGCCGCCGACTGCGCGCAATCGGAGGCCGCATGAACGCTCTCGCTATTGAGGCGATATACGTGCACGCGTGGCGCTATACCGAGCACGACCAGTGCCAAGAGTATTGCAGTGACGACGAACAGCCGGACGGATGGTGCGTCTACGAACGCACGGTGACGACCGAGGGCGGCGAGTTCGACCACGGCGAGGAGGCGGATTTCCCGACGTTCGCCGCCGCGATGGAGTACGCCGAGCAACTGGCCAGCCGGCACGGCTGCGAGCTCCAGTGCTATTGACATTCAATTGATAAACCAAAGGAGACGACACAATGAAGACGACCACACTCGCGGCGATCGCCGCACTGACACTCACCACGGCCGCACACGCCGACACGTTCGCCGTCGGCGGCGTGAAGGGCGACAGCAAAGGCCGCACGGTGCTCACGACTGAGCCGTGTGAATTTAAGGCCGACTCATTCCAAGTTGGAATCAGTAAGGCCACGCTCGGCGATATGCGGCGCGCCTTTTACTACACCAGCGACGGCGGGACCAATGAAGGATGCTGGCGGCACGACGCCGGCACGGTGGTGCTGGTATGGCCGACCGAAAACATCATGCGACGTTGGCCCGTGGCGAACTTCAAGCTCGCCGAGCGCAAGGCCGACGCGTGGGAGGTGCTGCGATGAGCCGCGAGCCGCAGTACGTCATACGCTACACGGGCGGCGGGCCCGAGTACGAGGGCCGCTATCTTAGCCTAGAGCGCGACGCCGAGGGCGGGTACACGGGCACGTCGCGGCCGGTCGAGCGTGTCGAGGACGCGCTACGCTTCACTAAGGAGCAAGCCGAGTCCATCGCCGAGGACAACCCCTGCGAGGCCGTGGCGCTACCCGAGGGCGTCGCGTGAGCCGTTGGCTCGCGTGGCTGAGAGGCACGCTGCGCCGCCTAGAGGCCGCGCGTCAATACGAGTGGCGCCGCGTGCCGCCGCCTAACTGGGCGTGCTCACGTCGGCGCTGGGGTGGCGACTATTGGTAGAGGGTGACAGTATGCACAACCTGACAACGCTAGAGGCTATTGAGTTCGAGCGCGACATAGGCCGACCGCCTGACCCGCCGGATGACCCCGAGACCATGTACCGAACGCCTGAGCGCGCGCGCTGCACGCTCAGTACGGATGAAATGCGCGCCATCTTGGGCGAGTACGACAGCGCCCACAGTACGCCCACGGGCGACGCCATCGACCCCGACCACTACAAGGTCGGCGGCATCGAGACCATCGACTACATGCGCGCTAAGAGTACGCCCGAGGAGTTCGAAGGCTACTTGCGCCTGTCGGCGCTCAAGTACCTAAGCCGCGTCGGGCATAAGAACGGCGACCACGACGCCGCGCGAGCCGAGGAGTATAAAAAGGCGCGCTGGTTCATCGACCGACTGATACAAGAGATCGACCCATGAGCGCGCCCGTAGACCGCGACGAGCTCACGCGTGTAGTGAAGCTCTACACCGAGGCCGTGTATAAGCTGCTGCACTACGAGGCGGCGCTGCACCGCATAGCTAACATGAGCCGCGACCAGTGCGAGGATGCGCACGCCATCGCACGGCGCGCGCTGGAGCGGCTGAACGATGGCCAGAGTCGAGCTAACTGAATGGTGGCGGCGGCGGCTGGGTCGATGGATCGACCTTGCGCGCAAGGATGCGCGCCGGCCCCGCTGGCACCGCCCACCGCCGCCCACTACGCGCACCACAGTACGCGCTCGCTACCATCAACTAAAGGCTGAGCAACGTGATCTACTTTCTCTTGACTATCGCCGCGACCGTCATCCTTGACTGGCTATTTTCCGACCACTGATAGCACGGGCTCTAGGCCTTCGGCCATCCGTCGCAGCTCTGACTTGCCGAGGCTTGAAAACTGCGGGTGAGCGAACACGTGCTTTTTGGTTGGGAACTCGCGTGAGTGCAAGCGCCCACAATCGACCCACCCTGCATCGCGCAACGCGTGCATGAGCGCCGCCTGTACGACCTTGACGCCTGACGGCGCGAGGCCTTGCAGACGGTCGCAAATGGAGTAGAAAGGCGAAGCAATGACGCCGCGCGCAAAGTCGCCCTGCCGCGTGCGGATCATTTCGACAAGGAACGACTCGGCGGTACTCATGGCCGACTCGATCATAATGAGTTTGGCCTCAGTCATCGGCGGCGCGGCACCAGGGTTGAAGGCCGACACATCGCGGGCATCAAGCCACGCGGCAACGGCTTGGAAACCGCCCGCGTAGTACCAGCTCCAGAGCGCGCGCGCCTCGGCGGGCGGCATCCGGTCAGCGTCCGACCAGACGACGAACCAGCGCCGATCGTCTGATGGCAGACTGATCGCAGCGCGCTCGTTGCTAAACGACACCACCAGTACGCGATTCAACGCCTCGTACGGGTGTAAGCCTTTACGGTTGACCGTGAGCAGCTCAGGCGGCGCAGCAATGATGGGCTTGAGGCTGTTCTCCAGCGCCCGACGGTCTCGCGCTTCGGCCTGTCGCAGCTCGTTGATAACAATAACTTCGGACTCCAGCGCATAGCCCCACTGGCTGTTGAGCTCCTCGTTGCGTACCGTGGTGACGTTAACGCGCTGGTCGCCGCCGATAGACCAGAAGAAGGGCGCCCAGAGCGTGTCCTTACCACTGCCAGGCTTGCCGGCGTGCAGTACGGCATGGTTGATCTTTTGGTTGGCGTGTTGGCGCTTGTAGGCCATCACATCGAGCACATGCTCGCGCTCGGCGAGGTCTGGGATCATGCGCTCGGCGTGAGCGAGCCATGGGCCCACATCGCCTGCACTGACAGTAGGTCGAGCGTCGCGCCAGCGGTTGCCGTAGACGACACCGTTACGGCTGACAAGAATGGACTCGCCAGCGGCGAACGTGACGCCTGCGAGCACATGCGCGCCCATGGCCTGACGGTTCTCGTCGTAGCAGACTGACGCCTCGATGCGGCGGTTATTGTGGATGCTATGGCACGTCACATGACGGAACAGTGCGTTAAACGACGTGCGGGCGATCTCATGGCGTTCGGCTAAGTCAAAATAAGCATCGTCGCTCACAACGTACGCGAAACGCTCGTACCACTTGGACTTTTCGACGCGACCGAGCTCACGGCGCTCGACCTCTTTGATGACCTCGGCGGCTTCGTCTGGGTATTCTTCGGTCGGTGTGATCTTCGACAAAGCAGCCTCCATCTTCTTAGCGAGCAGGTCATCGCGCAGGCCGTAGCCCGTCTTGGGACCGCCCTCGGCCTCGACCCAGCGCAGGAACTTCTCGCTGTTCCAATCGCTGCAATGCCCGTGGAAGCAAGTATAGCTGCGCGTGACGGGGTGATACCGCCCCTGCGCGTCGGCGGTGGTATGCTCGGCGTGGTTCGGACAGACGACGCCGTACCAGCCCTCGGGGTTGGCCTTGGCAAGCAGTAGGCCGCGCTCCTGTATCCACTCCAGCACGTTGTCAAGGCCGTCGTCTTCGATGGCGATACCGTGGATACAAGCCGTGTCAACCTCGCCTGGCGTGACGCCGCAGGCTGTAACGATCTGCGTTAAAGAGAACTCGCGCTCGGGGTGAAACTCAGTCAGTACGGCGGCGAAGTTGTCGCGGCCTTCCTTGAGATTAACGCTGCCCTCGATGCGGAAATTACGCACCGGATTCACCGCGCCGGGGTCAGTGTAGCCCGCCTCGGCCATGGCTTTGATCGCCGCGCTGAACTCGCCCTTGGTCGGCTGATCGTCAAGCCCAAAGGTGTAGCCCCACTGGAAGTTGCCGGGGCTGGTTTCTAGCTTCCACGTCGGCTCGATGGGCGGCGTCTTACTTTTGGTGCCGATGTCATCCAGCACCATGAACGCGACGCGCTCGCAGTTAGCCGCCGATGCCGACACGCCGTCCGTCAGGCGGTCAAGGATAAAGCAGCCTGTGTTGGCGTACCACGCGCCCTTGGGGTTGCGCATGTACTTGCCGTAGAGGCCCGCAGGCCAGGTGTAGCGCGGCGTGCCGTCCTTGTGCATCAAGTGCTCGCCGTTGCGGACGATCGGCACCTGACGCACGAATAAAATTGTTTCCCCTTCGGGAGCGATACTGTTAATATATTCAGCGAACTTCATCGTGACATCTCCAGTCCTGTGTTTAAGCCCGGCCTAACCCGCCGGGCTTTTTTATTTCCCGTACCGCTCCATCACCTTGACTTCGGCGTTGAGCGGAAAGCCTTGAGCCCAATCAGGCGCAGTGCACATGACCTCATGCAAGCGCTCGGCGACGAACTCCGCTGCCTCGCTCGCACACTCGATAACGATTTCGTCGTGCACATGCAGCACAACGTCAAACCCCATGCGATCCAGCTCGCGTAGGCTGTGGCGCAACAAATCATTGGCCGTGGCCTGTGTGATGTTCTCGCAGGCAAGCCCCTTCCATAACCGTGCGCGGGGCCACTCTTTAGCGTCCTGCGCAGGCTTCCATGCTGCCTTGAGATAGCTCACACCGTCCGACTCCAGACGGGCGAACGGGTAACATAGCACGCGCCCTGACGGTAGCGCGTACCAAAGATGCTGACCGTCAAACATATACGCCACGCGGCCAACAATGAATTCGTGGTTGACATTTCGCATGGCGCGGGTGTAGGCGTCTTCCAGCTTCTGCCAGTAACGCACGGCCCACGGGTTCGCCCGGCGCCAACGGTCTACGATGCGTTGCGCTTCGTGCTCGTTCATGTGCACGCCGTAAGCGCGGCCCATGGCGCTGAACGCACCGACGCCGCCCGCAAAGCCAAGCGACAGGATGGCGACCTTGCCGATTTGGCGCTGGTCGCCCGTCACGGCCTCGGGTGTGGTGTTGTAGATACCCGCCGCTTCACGCTTGTAAATGTCCCCGCCTGCGCGGAACACATCGAGCACGGGCTCGGCGAGCGGGTCAGCGGAGAGCCACGGCGTCGCGCGGGCTTCTATCGCTGCCCAGTCGGCCACGACGAGAACATGGTCTCGCTTGGGAACGAGAGCGGGCCGCAGCATCCCCTTGAGAACGTCCGTAACGCGTTTGCCGTATCGGGGCACGATACTGTGACCTCGCACCAAGGCTTGACGGGTTGCGTCAGGCTCGGCACTGCACTTACGCGTAAAGTTATGGACTTGGGCGCCGTAGCTAGATGCGCGTCCGGTGGCACTTCCACCAGCAAATATAAAGGCTCCACGGACACGGCTGTCCTCCCCGGCTAGCTGCTTCAAGCGGCTGAACTTAGCGACCGACGACGCCCACAGGTCATCCGCGCACTGCACAACGTCAGCCACGTCGGGCGGGAGCTCATCGGGGTTGTCCATGGCGAGCAGGTTGGCCCGCACGGTTTTGTCAATACTAAACTTTGCCGCGCCGTCTTTGTAGACGGTCATCAGCTTCTTGGCTTCAGGCCCGACGCGGGCGAGCACCCACTCGCGCATCTTGGGGCTGCGCACGGTCGTGATCTCGTTATGCGTGATCTCGCATACCAAGCGTTCGATGTCCTGTAATTCAGATTCCGCGTGACGGATCGCCGCCTCGCAGAGCGGCACATCGACGCCGACGCCGCGATCGTTGACGCGCTCGTTGACGTGGTAATCGGCAAGCTCTGTATCCGATAGGCTACGCATGGCCTTGCTGATCTCGCGCATGACGCGCACGTCCTGCTCGCAATAGGCGATCATCTCGGCCATGAGCTCTGGGTCGTTGTTAAACGTCCCATCGGCACGCGGGATGGAGAGCTGACGGATGAGCTGCGAGCCTCGGTAGTCCTTCTTCATCTTGGACGAGAGCGCGCGGCCAATGTCCTCAAGACTGCCAGGCAGGCAGTTGGCCCGCGCCTGTGCAGACGTACAGTAGAACTGCTCCAGCGCGAACGGGATGTCGAGCACATGCCAAAATATAAGCCGCTCAAACGCTGCGTTATGCGCGCGAATCTGGCCCTTGAAGTTGGCTATGCGCTCGGGGAATGGGTACTTGGGCAACCACGTCTCGACCTCGCCATTGTCAAAGGCGTAAGACATGCAGAGCACTTCGGTGCTCGGGTGCTTGGCGTAGTTGTACGCGCCGGCTGACGGTAGGTCACACCGGCTGCGGGTCTCAAAGTCTAACCAAAGTATTGCCATAGAAAGATCGGGGGCCGCAGGCGCCCCCGCTCCTTTTACGCAGCGCGACGCCGACGGGCCGCAGCGGCTGGCGGCGGCGTGTCATCGCCGCCTTCAGGCTCGCTCGTAGCCTCTCCTTCCATGGACACCCACTCGACAATCTCAAAGACTGGCGTGTAGATGCGGCCATAGCTCTTGTGCTGGTAGTGCTCCTTCTTCAGATGCACGACCGGCACCGGCTTGCTCTGGTCACGCTCGACCTGCGCGGCGATGGCTGCTGCCAAGGCCTGCACGGCACGCTTGCCGCCCACCGACGTGGTGCTGTAGCGAGCCTCAAGGCCCGCATCCTCACCCGAGATGCACTTCAAGCTCATGCCGACCTGCGTTTCCCAACCCTTCTTGCTCTGCGGCGGCGCCGGGTCGAGCTCAGGCAACGGCTGTGACACCGACACCATCTTCTCGCCGAGCACCTCGCCGTCGCCCCAAGCAATGAAACCGTGGACGAACGAGAAAGGATTGACTGCCCACTTGCTATCGGCTTCAGCTTCGGTTTGATCCGCGCCGAAAACCCAATGGCCCGTCTTGTCCATCTTGAGGATGGCCGACCCGACAGGGCCGACATCCACTTCGATGCTGCGAAGGGCGGTGGACAGGGAAGTTACCGCAGGCAATCCTGCTTTTGCGAACGCTGTGATATTGGACATTACTCTACTCCTTACACTAGTTTAGAAAGGGCCGCAGTCAACTGAGACCCGATTTGCAACACGGCGGGACGGGGATCACTCTCCGGCGC